ATCATACTCTACATATAATCTAGTACGTATTGATTGATGACCATATCCATTACTAAACATCTGACAGAAGTCATCGTTGCCAGCATTCCACTGATAACCACCACTACCATCACTTCCCCAGTCTACACTTGTTCGATAGTCTTCACTTGTCCAACCTTGAGCGATTAAAAAGGTTCTGAGTTTTGCTAATGCATCTTTACCACTAGTAGGGAGACTATGCACCGTATAGTTATAAATCTGTCCGGCCATTTTTCAAATTCCTTATGAAGTAGTTGTTGATGTTGAAGTAGTTGTGGTCGTAGTAGTAATATCATATGCCGCTATTGCACAATGATCATAATAAGTATTGCGCCAGATATTCGGAAACACGATACATTTCTTTTGCGCCCGATCAATTGTATCTTCAGCCTGTATGCCTGTTCCAACTGCTAAGTAAACACCATCCAAATCCATATAGCATTCTAGTACAAATGATTGACATAAATAGCAAGGATACATTAGTATTCGACCACCAATAGTAGGCGCAATAATACCATCATCACTCCAAGAATATCTCGGCTCTACTTTTATTGCCGTTTGATTTTCATATGCCGACATCCCCCACCAAACACCGCCGGGAGTATACATCATTTTAGGATTAACAGAATCTGTTTGTATTCCTTGATGGATACCGATGTGGAAACCACTTGTATTGGAGTAGTTGTTTAAACCAGAGATACATCCTCCTATATGCATCGGATAAGGATAATCAGAAGGGTTTCCAAACCGTCTACCAAAGCCAAGATATATTTGCTCATAGTTACCGGAAACCTTTGCTACTACTATGATTCTTTGCCTATTAGAAAAGAACCAATAATCCATAGTATCATCTATCAAAGGAATTGATGGCATTTCTTGCCAGTTCTCCCATAAAGCACTATATAGATCATAACCATGATCTATTTTATTAGCATTCCATAGCATATCTTCATTGTACCATGTATAGCCATTGATATTCCAACCATAAGCATTTCCAGCAGCGTACTTCCATTCTCGAATACCAATGTAAACTGATTCCTGGCCACTGATTCCGGTATTGGAAAGTATTACTTCTTTACAATCACTACCAAACGGATTATCCGGTGGTTCTGTGTTGTCTTCAGTATTGCGGTTTACTTCTTCTCTCCAATCCTCTCCAGGTTCCCCGTATAAGTAATCACCTGTAACGTCGCCAGTTGGAGTTCCAGTAAATGTAACAGCAATTGCACCGGTAGAGTAGTTGATAGTTCCGGTTGCAAGTGTTCCTGTTACTACTCCATTACCATCGTCAGTAGCCTCATACTCAACAGTAGATATAGTATAAGTAACAACTAACCGGCCTGGAGCACACGGGGTATTAGCAAGGGTAGTGCTGACATTTGCTGCAGTCGCTAGTACTTCATCTGTAACTTCTGTGCCTAATATCAAATCAAGAAGCGCGGTCAGCAGTCCGGTTGCTCCTGCAAATGTAGTAACAGTCCCGGTTTCATACGCTTGATTTAAAGCCATTACTATTCTCCTAAGACTAGTTGTTTCAGTTCATACTTATTTTCAGAAATAACGTTCATTACTGATCGTTGCCCCGGAGTACTAATAAGGTGCTGATCCATCATTTGTGGATCTACTATATTATTAATAGTCACCGGAGAGCCACCTTCATTACCGCTTGCTTTACTACTTTTATTAGACACTGCACCACCAACAGCAAAACTACCAAACCCAGTTTTAAAGGAAGGTGATTTGAATCCAAGTAGTAGTTCTCTTGGAATAGATTTTGTTCGCAGTGATTCCATTACATTTTTACCATAGTAGGAAACAGCACTTACCGGTTGCATAAACTCCCCGGCAGTAGCATTGATAGGAACGTTATCGGATTTACTATGAGGACTACTACCACCGACAATGCCACCCTCTGCTAGGGACTGCGTTCGTATTGTCGCCACACGTGCGATACCAGCGGCAATAGCAGCAGTAGCAGCAGCGATACCTAATGCCGGGCCGACATACGGTATGCCTGCCATAGCGGTATATGCGGAAGTAGCGCCTTTATAAGTATCGATAATTGCTTGCGCGATCGCGGCAGATTTGTAAATATAAAAGAACTCCTTAGTCTTTTTACCAGTCGCATTGTATAGTTCTTCAAATGCACTTGCGGTATTACCAAGTACTTCACTAGTAGCGTCAAGGATCATATTCTGTAGTCGTATCTTTTGATCCGCGGCTAACTTCTCTTTTTCAAGATCTTGTACCCGGTAGGTTTCTTTTATTAATGCTTTCTCTGCTTCGGTCTCCCGTAGGCGTTGAATTTCCTCGGCATGTTTACTATCAAGCGCAAGAAGTTCAGCAGAAAACACACTGGTAATTTCTGATTGACTACTTGTAGTAGCAAGTTCTCTTTGCTTCAATTCAGCCAGGTGCTTTTGGTGTTCGTATGCCTTCTGCTCTTCAGCAGATATATTATTAAGTCGTTCCTCGTTCAATTTAAAAAGTGCTATATTATGCTTTGACTCGAGGGCGACTATTTTATTCTGGATTGCTTCTTTCTTAGTTGACTTCTTTTCAGAAGCTAATTGAGTAAGTAGTAAATTCTGTTCGGCCTGATAGGCTTGCTTTGCACCTACTACCTGAGCATCGTAAAAGGCTTGAGCCGATATAGTTCCTTTATCAAATTCGGCTTGTATGTATACTAATGCTTCAGCAGTAGCGGCTTGAATCTGAGCTAGTTGTGCTTTAGCCTCACCTACACCAGTAACAGCAAAAGATCTTTTAGTAATGCCACTACCTTTCTTTTCATCTGCGGTATCTTTCTTTTTACCGTCTCTCTGATCCTTATACTTTTTATTTATTGAAGCAAGTAATTCATTAACCTTTTCAAGCCATGACTTCTGGGCAGATATTTCTGTAATAGTCTTTCCAGCATTCAAAAGTATTTGATCGGACTTTGCAATACTTTCTTCTAATCCAGTCTTATACTCATTTCCAAAGTTACCAGCTTCATCAGCAAACGCTTTCATACTATCGGTTGCGGCTTCAAACCGATTGAGAAAATCTATTGACTCAATTCCTTCTGCTATCTTTTTAACAGCAGGGGCGAAAAAGTCAAGTACTGCTTTGATATTGTCCATGATTGCAAGGGTTGCTTGATTCACCCCTATTGAGAAAGTAGCGTATACTCCTTTAAGCCCGGCCCATATAATCTGCCACCCTCGCCATGCATCACCTACTATACCTATTCCTTTGGCTAGTAGATTAATTGTTTTTATACCGTAGTCAGATATATTTTGTGACCAATTTTTTAGACTACCGTCTTTTTCAAAACGTTGTACTAAGTCAAGAATCTCCCGTAGTACTGTTTTCATATAGACAAACAAGCCTGCTTCAGAAGTTTCCTTTACAAAATCCGTCCAATAAGATTTTAGTACTGTCATAATGCCCTGCCACGAATCTAAAGCCTTCTTAGATGCGCCGCCGTATTGACCGGCAAGGCCTTCCCATATGACATCTATAATCTCTTTTATATCTACCGACTGGCGCTGTAGTTCTTCAAGCGGCACCCCGTATGCTTCTTTTAGTATACCTCGAGCATTGATACCAATTTCAGAAAGTTGGTTTAACTCCTCACCTGAAACTTTCCCAAGTGCCGCCATTTGACCAAGGGCTCTACTAACTCGAGGTAGTGCTGACTCCCCCATAACAGTAGCAATGTCAGTTAGTATTTCCATCTTCTCAAGGGTAGGATCGAGACCGAAGGCCTGCATCTGAACAAAAGCACTTACCGCTTGCTGAGTGTTCACGGGCATTTGCTTAGCCCACGTATTCAACTCCTCAAGCGTTTCGGTTCCCTTACCCTTAGTTAACTGATCTAACTGCTTCTCCATCTGTTCAAAAGAAGAAGCAATACTTAAAAAACTTCGCGCTACTAATCCAGCACCAAGACCTATTAAAGCGCCCTTCAAAGAAAAAACTGCTCCTTGCACCTTACCGATCCCAGTTCTAATTCCACTAAGACCCCGGCGCAAACCGAGCAGTCCTTTACTTGCTAAGTCTCTTAAACGAATTACTATTTCAAGCGTTTGTTTACTAGTCGCCATTATACACCTTTCATAAATTGCCCCCACTTCTTATCTGAAGCGTTTCGGGCAACTCGGTAGGCGAGCGCGTTTTGTTGTAATTGGAAATGTTCAATGCGCTTATGCTCGTTAAGCGCGGCTATGAAGTAGGAGAATCCGTAGTCAAAGACCTCGTGATGGCCGCTTTCGACGAGTTCACAAGCAGACCGGAAAATTCGGATTGGATCGTCAACCTGATCTCCTCCATCACTTCCGTGACTCCTATCTGAGCGGCTGTGTCGAAAAAAACTTTATTTACTTCCTTAAATTCATCATAAAGTAGTTTCAATTCACTTGGAGCAAGGTCTATAAGGTCTTCGACTTTATAATCACCCTCCAAGGCAAGGTCCAACAGGGCTTGAATCTCTTTTTGAAAAAAGCCTAATGTATCCGTAGTTTCTTCTTCTTCCTTATCGGCATTAGTAAGTTCTTGAAAGTAGTCAATAATCTGCCGTAAGGACAACTCACGGATGACATATTCATCCTTGTCAATCTTGATAGTTTTCCTCACCCTCATCTAACATCTCCTTTCAATTCAGTTCAGATTAAAGGTTAGTATTAAGTAGTGGTCGTGGTAGTAGTAGTAGACGTGTTCTCGGTTGTTACTACCGTGAAGTATGGAGAAGTCGGGTGTCCACCGGTATCTGCGAGACCTTCACCGGTAAAACTCATACTCATCCACTCCTCTCCAATCAGTTGCATTGCGCCATTCGGGGATAAAGTCAACTTCCAGAAGTCCCACGTCTGATTAGGTCCCAAAGGATTATCAGAAATAAAACGGCAAGCATATTCCGCATTAGTACCCATCAGGCCTAAGACGGTAGTAGCATTCTGCAAAGAACCGAGTAGGAAGCGATTCAGGTTTGCTGCCGCAATCTCCTCCGCAACGAAGTTAAGTACATACTCCGTTTGAATAATCGGGTTTTTGTCTTTCGTCCGAAAGCCCGACCGGGAAGAGTAGTGGGGAAGGCGTTCCAGTGTTGGCTCAATTTCAAGGGAGTTAACATTCCCCATATCTTCATAAGAGCCAATACTACCGCCTGCCCACAATGCAATGGAAAGTATTCCTTTTCCAATTGCAAGGTTATTAGTACTTGAAGGCTGAGGCATTTCAAATTCCTCCTGTTGTATGATGGTAAGTTATTTTTATGTTCATTGAAAAGGCTACATAAGGCTCCCACACAGCAACCTCCGTATTAGGAGAGATAGTAATTTGAGTTACGTACTTAAATCCAAGCGTCTGATCACTGTATACTTTTGCCCATACATCATCCATAATATCAGACAAAGTACTATCAGCGGTAGCGTTGTCCATGAAGTAAACAAACAGTGCTACACTTAGATTACTAATTACTACATCTACCCCTCCGGGGCCACGACCAGAAATATGCTCTTTTGGTTGTGGTACACCGCCTATCATTGCTACCATAGGCATCTGTGTCCCGGCAACACGACGAAGATCCTCAGGTGAGGTGGGTTGGCGTCTATCTACTTTTTTAACAGACGGTAGTCCTTCAAGTAATGCTTTGAAGGCAACAAGTATGTTTTCTCGTTTACTATTAGCCGCCACGTTTGACAACCTCCCCTAAATGCACATTATACAAGTGCATAATTTTAATTACATCTTCTTCAGTATAACCGAAGAATTTACGTTTCTCCTGTAAGTAAAAGGCTTTGGCTGGGTTCTGAACTTTCTTTGCACCGGGGCGAACTGTCCTGCCTTCGCCGGGCATAAAGAAGATGGTGACTTTATCAGGGGTAGTAGTGTGGGTTAGGGCGGCAAACATAGAGCCAGTAAGTGTTAAATCTACTCCTGCTCCATATTTGTTCTCCACCCTCCACAACTTATAGGCTGGAACATAAGGATCTAAAGGCCTTCCAAAAACATCTTTACTACCTTCCTGCACACGTTGCTTAATGCTGAAAGTTAAGTACGTACCGATCTTTCCCAGCACGTCGCTAGTAACAATGCCATCGGCAGTTCTCTTCAAGACACGACGCAAACTTTCTACACCGCGGATCTCTACCTTATTAGTTGCCATTTACTAACACCTTTGTAAACGGCGGTAGGTCGGCTGTAAATTCTCTCCTGCTTCTATAGCACCACTTTCATCCCAGTCGTAGTCAAGGCCTGCTCCCAGTACTAACTGTAGTTCTTCCTCATACAATTTTCTAAAGGTGCTCATCTGCCTTTCGAATGCATCAGGCTCAGGCGCTTCCTTCATTAAGTATAAGTAAGATAGTTGTAACGACTTATACACTGCAAGACGTTTCAACTGGTCGTCAGCATTGAGTAGTAAAGCGGGGTTGAAAACGGTAGTATGAAAATTGAGACCATTCTCTGCCGCCGCCGCTCGATACCATCGAGATTCAATAGTTCTATTTATAATGGACTCGCCTTCAAGCATTTGAGGCTCAAGGTCTGAGGCTCCATAGGAAAGTATATCGGGCCGAACTTCCACCAAGTCATCTTCAGTATGATAGTACAAAGTCATCCATCACCTCTACTTCTTTGTGCTACCTCGATTCAATTTGCGTTTAGGCTTTTTTGCTTCCTTAGGGACAGGAGTAGTTTTTCGCTTCTGCACCGGGGTAGTATCAACTACTGTACTGTTGATTTCTGCCTGCTCGCTTACTGGCAAGTTATCCGTTAGTACTGGACGTGTCGCCGGTATTACACCGCCACCCTGCGCCATTTCTGGGTTGTCCATCGGAGGACGGCCGGATGGTAAGTCCTTGTCAGAAGGCTCTTGTGGTTCAAAGCCTCCATGATCCAAGTTCCCACCGGCTACAAGTACATCAACATCTTTCTGAACGAGGTAACCTTTATCTAACAGGAAGTTAATAAGTTCCTCATCATCGGTGTCGAGTACTCCCTTTTTAAATTCACACTTCGGAGCACCAACCTCTTTATCCCACTGTACTGCTGGGAGTAGTCCTTGATAGAATCTCATCTGCTTTCTCCTTTAATGCTTCCTACGATCCCCTACTAGGTTGTGGTTGTCGTAGTAGTAGTGGAAGTAGAAGTAGTCCCATAAACGCCGGTAGCGATGGTCTGCTGAAGTACTCGGCGTTCAAGAGGGTGATGACCGGGATTCTTTGCTAAGTCCCGTCTTTCCTGTGCTTCTTTTTTACTCGCCATTTGAAACCTCCTTTTTCAGTGAGTGTAGTTGTTATGCGAGTACTACTACAACTTACTCATAAAGCCGGATTAGGAAGTGGCAAGTCCGGTAATGGTTCCGTGCATTTCTTCCGGGCCATAGTCAAGACCGAGTTGGGCATAGATCTGTCCATCTTCGGATGCACCGCTTTTTGCGAGTTCCTCATAAAAAAGTACTCCCTTTTCAGGAACAGGCAGGAACACCGGAGAACAGAAGGCCAGGTCTGCTATCAGCAACGAACCGGCTGGAACATTAGGAGCCCATACGATACCGAGAATTGCAAAGTCGGTTTCGATCTGTTTGATGTTTACTCCACCGACATTTCTGTCTTCGGGAGCATATCCGTAAATGGAACTGAAACGCTGTTTCTGGTAGGCACCGCAGAAGATGACCGGGTTCAGAAATTCAGAACCGTTAGTAGCCATTGTTCTAAGCAGTGTGTCGATAAGTACTTTGTCCAGAGTCGCGGCTCCCGCAGCAACCGTATTAGTAGTTGCTCCGGTGATGATACCACGGGTACGGGCCGCAACGTTAGCGGCAGTGGTCTGGACATAGGCACCGTTCAAGAAGGTATAGTCAACGTCCACGGCGATCTGGCGCATATGGGCATTGATCTGGAAGTCCTTCTCGTTCTGTACCGGCTGAAGATCCGTACCATCTACTAACCCGGTAGTAGCGTCAGCAGTAATCTGCCCGGTAACGGACTGTTTGGCATAGGACACGGAAACTCGTCTCTGCCAGATTTGGCAAGTATTCACGTCCTGCCCACGAACATAAGTAAGTGCAGTGGGAGCAGTAAGTGAAGCAGTCTCCGTAATGTTGGGTTGGGATGCGGCTTCCAATGCCCAAGGCTGAGCCAAGGGAAACTGAAAGTCAGCAACCGTGCGAACACGGCCACCGGACAAGCCACCAATCATGTTAAGGAAAGGGGTTTTATTTGCACCGATGAGATAAAGTTCACCGGTATAGTTCGGGCAATTCCATACTGTTGCCGCCGCTGATGTGTTTGCCATTTTGTTTACTCCTCTTTATTAGTAGTAAGTAAATGATTCGATACAATAGAGAAGTAAAGGACTACTACGCCGCCTTACCGGTTTGCTGTAAGACAGTGATCTTGTTTTTTAGTGAGATCATTTTAGCCGTGTCCCTATTCTTCTCTGCTTCTGCGTACTCAGCCCGTAGTTTGGCAATGTCAGTAGTCGGTTCATCCCCACCAGCGCCGCCCCGAGCACCACTACCTGATTTACTTCTCAAGTACTGATCCCTATTTGGGTACTGATCAAAAATGATCTGCATACCTTCATCAAAGGTAGCCGGTTCCCCTACACGTTCCGGGGATGCGGAGTAAACCACGTCACCATTAGTAAAGAAGGTTCGTACCATCGGTTGCCCCGTGTTTTCATCGTCCTGCACCTGGAAGTGATGACCAAAGAATGCTTCTGCTACTTCCGGTGTCATAGTAGTCTTGGGGGCTTGCCCCGAAAACAAAGGACTACTTGAGAATCGATTACTAACTACCAGTTTCCTGATCTGGGCATCTTTCTTTCCGAGCGTATCTACCTGCTCAGCGATAGTACTTTCGAACTGCGTCTTGATCTGACCGAGTTCCTTGGTATGGGCTTCTTTCATCTGGAGTTTCATGGCGTCTACTTTCTTTACATCGAGCCAATCCTTCTCGTTGAAGTTGTCCACCTGTTCCAAGGCCTGCGTGGCTTTCTCATACCATGCATCAAAGTCCTCGATCTTTTCCAAGGCCGAGTACTTCCCGGTTACACCTTCTGCAGATTCGCGAAACTTTTTACTTTCAGCCCCCAAGTCCAAAATCTTTTGGTACATGGCGGGGGGATCAACGGCCACTTCCTCATTCTTATCATTTAAGTACAAGGGTTTCCCGTCTTCGGTAACTTTTACTGCTCCATTTTCGTCTACTGCCAATTTTACAAACATCGTGCCTCCTTGCCCCGTCCGGGGTCGTTTTAAGTTGTGCCGTCCGGCAGGCTTCTTACAAAGTACTTATTATATACTTCGTCCGAAGTACCATAATAAAAATGAAACTAAACACCCATATGATATACTTTTTAAAAAAGTTTTTCAAGAGAAAAAAACCTATTATGCATATTTAGATTTTTCCTTATATGTCAAGCCCTTCGGGTCGTCCTGATATGGATGGACTTCTATATGGGGATTACTACCATATGCTATATCAAAAGGTATGCCCTCGGGAAACGCTTTACAGATATGGATTTCCGAAGCCTCATTACCCTCAACCCTCATATATACACCATTATAAT